CATCTCTACCGCCTGAATCTGTAGGACCTTGTTGTCTATTAGGTGTTCCCATTGGTGATATAGGACCAGACGGAGCTTGTGATCTATCAGGAGTTCCTTGTGGACCACCTGTGTCAGTTGGTGCTTGTGATCTTCCGCCTGTTCCTGACATATCACCTGTATCTAATGGGCCCTGTGATCTTCCAGGTCGACCTGCAGGTGAACCTTGATCTGCAGGAGCCTGTGATCTATTTCCACCACCAGCAGTATTTGCAGCGCTTCCTGAATATATTGAATAAACTTTAGAAGCCCATGTTGGATTAACAGTGTTATAACCACCTGCTACAAGATTACGTAAAGTAGCTTGTGCATCACCACTGTATCTTCCACCCCAACGACGAACATGATGTTTCACTGCAGACTCTAGTGAGTCATACACAGCATGTAACTGTCCATCAGCTCCTCTAGTTCCTCCAACAATTCCATCTTTACCTATCTGAGATTGTGTTATAGTTTGACCAAATGGATTATTTGCTCTCTGTGTCATTGAGCTCTTTAACCAACCAGATTCTAACATAGCTATAGCAGCTGTAACTTTAGGATCTGGTGAACCTGCAGCTTTAGCTGCTTGTTCCATCTTTGCAAAAGCCTCAGAATTAGATCCTGAGAATTTCATTGGTTGAACTTGATTTAATCCAGGTGTAGCACCACTCGCACCAGCTTGTACGTTAGGAGGACCTCCACCATTTCTTATTGAACTAGGATTATTTTCTAGTGCCGGCGCATTTCTTGCATAAGGATCACTGCCTGCTGCATTGTTGGCCGCCGGTGCTTCAGATGTATTAGTTGATGCAGCTGGCATATTGTTGGCTGCTCCACCGGCAGATGGAGCTGCTTGAGGGCCAGAAGGTGGTGCTGGTGGCTTATTATCTCTGCTTAAAGCATCAGAAGGTTTACCAACTTTATTTGGTCTTTTATCTTCAGAAAGTATTTGACCATTAAACTCTTTCCATAATTCATAAACATCCCATGCTAATGATACGGTTCCTAAAACATTAACTGCTGTCCATATCCAACCTGGTCCTGGAATAGTCATGCCGGCACCCATTGATGCCAATCTTCCACCAACTTTTTCAAATAGATTAGGTGATTTCTTTTCTATAAAAGATAAAAACTTTGCCCACTTAGATGTAGTAGCTGTAGAACTTAATGGTTGCGGAGGTGTTTTTGGTGTTTGACCTCCTGCAAAATTAGACTTTGGTGCTTCTGGCTTACCACCAATATCCGCTACAGTTCCTGCTACATCTGCTGCAACACCTAAACCAGCAAACGCTAAATTACTTAGAGAGGAACTATCATTATTTCCTAAAATGCCTTGTGTAGGTATTGCACCAGGAGCTGGTAAATCTGCTGCACTTACTTTTTCAGAAACTCTTTGCTTGATAAATTTTTCAGCTTCTTGTGCATTTGTTAATGCAAGCTCATTTGCTTTAATCTTATCTTGATCTGAAAGTCTATAATAACCACCTAAAGCTTCAGGATTATTCAGATTCCAATACTTGTAAGTAGTTGGGTTTAATTGTGGACCTGCAGAAGACTCAGCTGCAAACTTTTTAGTTTGTGAACTCGTAGGAGATGGATTAGTCTGGTTACTACTGTTGTTTCCACCACTAGGCTGATTTGGTTTTGGTCCAGTTCCACTTCCAGTTGGTTGATTATCGCTTTCACCATCATCACCACCATCAAGCCCACCTAACATACTGCCTAGACCTAGAGCTCCTAACACTCCAGTAATAGCTCTACCACGGCCTCCAGGTATTCTTCCTGGTCCAGGTTTCTTAGATCCACCTCCGCCTCCACCACCTAGCATTCCACCTGCATTGGTTGTGTTATTGTTAACAGTGTTATATGTGTTATTGTTAACAGTCTGTTGAACTACAGGAGGTGGATCTTTTTTATATAAAAGTCTATTAACAGCTACTTCTATTCTTTCTTGTGATAGAAGCATATCTTCTAAAGCATCATCAATCTTTTTTAATTTTGATCCAATAATACCTAAGTTATAATTGATATTACTATTCTGCTGTTTTATACCAGATAGCTCTGCATTTGTTCTATTATCAGAAGAAGTTGCAGAGTCAGAAGAGTTTTTTTTAGAACCAGAAGAACTAGATTTTCCATCTGTATTAAATACAGCTCTTCCTATAGCACCTGTTTTACTTGCAGCACCTCTTCTTAAATCTTGTGAAAGCTGCTTTCTAAATGTCATAGGTTCTTCGTCTGGATAAAGACCTTCTTTTTCCTCTGCTTTTCTTTTATAATAAGCACCAATAGAACCATATTGACCAGCTGTATCTCTGACTGATTCCTTTAGGTTTCTTTTTAATCTTCCGAATAAGCCAGTTTCTTCATCAGCCATCAGTTATTAGCCCTTTTATTTTCTTCTTCTAGTTTCTTTAAATAATTATTAAGAAGAATAATATATAAATCTCTTTCAAACGGTATAAGATTCTCTATATCAGATATAGAATATTTATGATGCTGAGCTAAACTAAATATAGTTTGATAATAGTTCTCAAGTGTGTTATGGCTCAGCGAAATGTAAAAAAATCGGTTAAAGTAGATAATATAATCTTCCTATCATTTCCCAATTCATTTTTATAGTCAATCTCATAATGCATATGTGGCATTTCATTAAAAAATGATTTGATCATATCATATGCCTTTAAAGGCAAGTCTTCTAAAAACTGCATAATTTCATCTTTACTGAGATCTTTAAATTCATGCATCTCATCTTTTATAAAGATCTTATCAAGACATGACAACAACAAATGTTCTATCATATCATTATTAGTTTTCTTAAGAAATTCTTTCTCATCATATAACTTGGCACTTGGGTATTTTAAACTAATAGAAATATCATCATTTATCTTAATATTATTTGTGATATTTTTTGGGAATATAACTTCTAATTTATCTAGATCAATTGTAAAGTTATAAATCTTTTCATCTTCACCATCAACATAAGAGACATTTGTCGTATTGCTGACAGAGAAACTTCTAATTTTAATAAACAAATATTCTAGATCAAAAATAGTCATATCATCTATATTAACATTTGGTGTAACTATACAGTTATTAACCACTTGTTTTAAAGCTGAAAATACATCTAGTTCATCATTAGATTCTTTAGCCATAAGAAGAATCTTTTCTTCTTTAACTAGCAGAGGTCTAACTCTTACTTTCTTCTTTGTTGATGGAATAGTCACATCAGTTGTAGGATGAGTAATTTTAGGTAACATAATATTCTCCATTTTAATTTAATTATCTAGATCCAAACTTTGCTCTAAGATCTGCATCAGTATAGTTAGGTGTTTTAACACCATCTTTGCCCCAGTAACTTGTATCATCTGCTCTTGCATGTTGACCGGCAAGCCAGAATTCCATTTCCCAGAAAGACATTTTTAATATAAGAGACTCTGGTTCACCATCTTTATGGAATGATGGAACACCAGAACCAGCATAATTAACACTACAAGATTCCATTACTGCTGGTTTAAATCTATATAAAAACTGTGGGTGTGAAAACTCAATATTAAAAATTGCTGGAAAAGTAAAAAGTAAACCATCAAATAATATTCCAGGTGCCATCCAGTTATTAACATCAGCAACCATATTCTTCAAACCAAATGATTCTCTTAAATTTTTTGGTGAGATCTTCCAAGTCATCTCATGCTTTTTATATGTTGGTCCTTTTAATAACAAAACCTGAAATTGGTTCATAGTTAGACCTGTAGCTGCCTGTAAACCGGCTGTAAATCCTTCACCTAAAGCACCAGTTGCAGCAGCGCCTGCACCGGCAAATGCTTTTCCTAACATTGCCATAACATTACCACCAATATTACTTCCTCCTGCGGTAGGATCAAGACCACTTGTATCTCTTCCTGTAATTGCATTAAACACAGGAGCACCGGCATTTGCTGCTATAGCACCTGCCTGTTGAAGTTCTGTAGGTGTATATTGCACAAACTGTGTATCATTTAATTGTTGTGGCAGTGGAAGTATAATCTGTGCAATTGAATTGCCTTTAGCAATCTGCATAGCATTTAATCTAGCATATTTTTGAACACCAATACAAATATAAAATTTTGGATTGTCAGAAATAAATTGATATCTCTGAATCTGTGAAGACTCAGTAGCATTTTTTGCTATAATTTCTTGAGGCGACTGACCTGATGATCCTCTAACTACCTGACCAGCTAGTGTAGTAACTGTTTTTTCTGTAGAGTTGGATTGATTAGTCTGTATATTAGATGCCATCTTTTTTCCTATAAATATTCTTATGTTACATCAAGGCTATTTCAAACCAAAAAATCCTCAAAAATATAAGGGTGACCCGACTACTATTATTTATAGATCCGGTTGGGAACTCAAATTTATGCTTTATGTAGACTCACACCCAGATATATTAGAATGGGGAAGTGAGGAATTTTTCATACCATATAGATCACCTATAGACGGTAGGATGCATCGTTATTATCCAGACTTTTATATAAAGAAAAAAGATAAAGATGGAAAAACTAAAACCATGGTTGTTGAGATTAAGCCATTGAAGCAGACCATTGAACCACAAAAACAATCCAAAAAGACAAAACGGTATATAAATGAGGTCATGACTTGGGGAATAAATAGTTCTAAGTGGAAAGCCGCAAACGATTTTTGTAAAGATCGTGATTGGCAATTTCTTATTTTAACAGAAAAAGAGTTAAATATAAAATACTAATGGCATACATTTTTCAGAAGTTAGCACAAAAAGGTTACCAACAAGGTTTGGTATCTAATAAAGATATACTTGATGCACGAGAGTGGTTCAGAGATGAAGCCTCTAACATCAAGTCTGTTAACTCACAACAGATGATGAAAACAGGTGTATCTGG